AAATCAGGGTTGTAGGTCTTTCCCTTCCCGCCTCCGTCAAAGACCCCGGCGGTATGACGCAAAAACAACTGGACTGGGTCAAAAAGAAGCTTGACGGTCTGTCTTGATGCACGGTACTAGCTCTTCTGCATGAAGGTCCCGCTGATTCCCTACCAAAGACCTGTGCCAACCATCCTCGTGCGACCGCACTTGGAACATAAACCAGTAACAGTAAGAAAAAGGAAGCCCGTAATGGCAAAAGCGAAGTTCAAGGTAACGAACGTAGAAGACATCACCAAGAAGCCGCCTGCTGTTCAGCGCCTGTGGCGTCTTCTCTCAAAGATGGACCCAGAGGGCGAACTCTGGGTCGACAACAAAGGAATCATCGCCATTGCTGGCGATACGGCCAAGGACTCTCCTACCCGTACACCCAAGGCATTGAAGCTGGACCCAGAAGACACCGAAACGGTCGCTTCCTTTGCCATCTGTGACGGACCAGAGCCTGACAACGCAGAACTGGCTACAGGTGTCATCTTCACCGTGTACCAGATGATCGAGATCGCTTTCGCAGCAGGCGTTCAGTTTGAGTCTGAACGTCTGACCGGTGCTATCACCGCGGCGGCGAACAAGCCCGGTGAAGAAGATGACGATGAGGAGTTCGACGAGGACTCCGAAGATGAAGAAATGGAAGAAGTTTCAGACGAAGATGATGACGATGACTCGGACGACGATGACGACGAGTGAGAATACGCTTTCCTATTGCCTTCAATGATGAAGGTCAGTAGAGAAACCAACAACAAGGAGACAGCAATGCTCGCAGCCCGTAGAAAGAAGGCGTTCGCCGCCACCACGACCGCCGCCACCACGACCACGACCACGACCACCGCAGCCCCCAAGGCTGAGGCCAAGGCGAAGCCAGCAGCGGCTGCGAAGCCTGCCAAGGCTGCGAAGCCCGCGACTGCGAAGCCCGCGAAGAAGAAGGTCAAGGTTGAAGGTTCGATGAGGACCATCGCCCTCGGTCGTTCCTACAAGGAGTTCGAGGCCGTCGTCGATGACAATGGTCTTCCGAAGGCTCGTGCCTACTTCGACGCCGTCGGCAAGAGCGCTGCTGCTCTTCCGAAGGACTTCGACAAGACCAAGTCGGTCCCTCTCAAGGACCTCATCAAGCACCTGAACGAGACGGTCTACAAGCCCATCTTCGGTCAGGCTCTCCGCAGCGCCGTTGCTCGTGACGTCATCCTCGGCACGTTCGACTCGCTGCTCTCGCTGAGCGAGAACGACTTCAAGTACAAGATCCCGAACTTCCTCCGCGCTGAGACCAAGACCCGCGCTGAGCGCAAGGCGCACAACCCGAAGACCGGTGCTTCAATCAAGGTCAAGGCCAAGAAGGTTGTCACCTTCAAGGCGACCCGCGCCGTCCGCGACTACATCAGCAATAGCTGAGCGTAGTAGCTAAAGCCACGAAGCTAGGAACAACCCCTCTCACCCTGAGAGGGGTTGTTCTTTCTGTTCTGGAGTACCAATGCCGCTGATCAATAACTTCGATAAAGATAAGCTGCCGTCTGACAGACCGAAACCAACAACGCCTACTCCCAGCTTTCTGGAAAGCCTAACCGCCTTTGGTAGTGGCTCCAATGTAAAGAGCACCGCCAGCAATCAGCAGCAGCCAAGGTCGGGAGAACCGCCACCACCGGGGTCGGTGAAGAACACGTCGAGCTTCAAGGCACAGCAGGGACGCTCTCCCTACGCCGGAGGTCTTGCCTTCGACCGGAAGGCATTCATCCTGACCTCCGACCTGTGGCAGAGGGACGGCGTCGAAGACGCCAAACGAGCAGTCGGACAGAAGCGTGAACCAGCAGCACTTCTGCTGCACGCTGGTCCTTCTGAGGCACAGTGGTCTGTGGCGATCAGAGCCTCGACAGAAGACACGAAGGGTGGTCGCGCCCACTACATGCAGTCACGACCACTGGGAGGCCCAAGGCAGACCTATTTCAACCTGCCAACAGTGACCTTCACCTTCCAGACAGGAAACATACTCCCTATTCCACTCGAAAGCGTGAAACAAACGTCTGACACAGGTCAGGTGGTACCGGTCAAAGGAGTAGCTGTACCGTACGGTCTACAAGACTTTTATTACTTCATGCAGCTTATCAATCAGCCACCGATAATGCCTTCTGGTCTGAACGAAGGCAAACACAACTACTTGTGGGTCTACTACTCCAGCCTACAGTTTCCCAACATCGTGCTGAAGGGGTTCATTGAACCAGAAGGTATCTCGTGGTCTGACACCGCAGACGCTCCAAACAGCTTCACTTGGAGCGCTTCAATGGCGGTGTATGAGTCCAGCCCCGACCTAACCGAAACGGACCTTCTCGTTGAAGAGTACCTAGACAACGTCACGATATTTTAACTGTGTCTTGACTCTCTTCTGCTTCGCCTCCATCCATGCCCACGTGCATTCCTTCCCGCAGAAGCGCCGAAGTGGCTCTGTTGATGAAAACATTGTGCAGCACCAGTCGCACCAGCAGTTACGCTTGTAGACTTTCTTCTCGAACTTGTACTCCGAGTTAGACAAAATAACCCCCTAACCTCAACCCCTTGAGGCAAAATCTTTAACTTTTACTATAGAGTCAAGACCCGCTGCGGCGGGTCTTGGCACGAACTGTCCGGGCTTCCTCTCGGACAGCGTCGTCTACTTGGTCCTTGAGGCTGTTGTAGCAGTCATCAAAGGACTCTCCGTCCTCGACTTCCGCTGTAGCCTCGATGTCAACGCGAACGGACTCAAAGTCACCGACGTTGAGTGTAATGCCTCGATGATAGGTAACTCGCGTAATCTTCATTGTAATACCTCCAACTCATCGGAACCGACGTCTTGACGCCACGAAGCAATCCGGCTGTTCATCCGGAACTTCGCCTCTCGTGAGCACTCGTTATAGGAGTCTCGCACCAAGGCGATGGCTTCCCTGTCCGTAGGCTCGTCATATAACCGGAGAAGGGCTTCGACAGCCTGTCTCTCGTTCGGTTCAAACACCCGCTTGGGGTCCCAACTCGGCGTCTTCACTGGTCACCCCTCAGAACAAGAGCAAGAACTGGAATAAGAGGTAAACATAGCGTGGGTACGTCACTCTGTGGCATGGGACAAAAAACTGTAGGCGTATACGTCATCAGACAAATAAGCACTGGAAAGTGCTACGTTGGCCAGTCCGTTCACGTAGAGAGGAGAGTTATACACCATAGATATCATCTTCGTAAGGGTAAGCACCACAATCACTACCTTCAGTCAGCGTGGAATAAATATGGTGAAAATGACTTTACATTTTCTTTACTAAGAAAATGTGAACATCACGAGCTTACGTCACTAGAGCAAAGCCTAGCTGACGAGTATGCCGCCGCCGGTCTGTCTTTCAACATTGGTGACTACGTAACTACGCCTAACAAAGGGTTGACGCGTAGTGAAGAAGTTAAAGAAAAGTGCCGTCAAGCAACGATAGAATCTTGGAAGAGAGGAAGGACGCCTTACTCTGAGGAAGCCATGTCTAACTTTCGTCAGAGCGCTGAAGCAAGAAGAGGCGTTCCTCGTAGCCAAGAAGTAAAAGATAAAATCAGTAAATCAAAAAAGGGTAAAAGAAAGCCAGAAGGATTCGGAGAAAAAGTTTCTTCTATACATAAAGGAAGGAAAAGAAGTGACGAGTTTAAAGCCAAGGTATCTGCTGGTATGAAAAAATACAAAGAGCAGAACCCTGACAAAAATAAAGGAACAAAAAGAAGCGATAGCTTTAAAGCTAAAGTATCCGAGGGACTTAGAAGGTACCATTTAAAAAAGAAACAAGAGTTGGCTACCTAGTAGTAGAAACAAAAACAAGTTCTTTTTTTGCACGTGTTACGCTTACGTAGGCGATATTTTTCTCCTGCTCAAACTGCTCAGGTGTGCGGACATACTTGGGCATAAGTCCATGGTCGATGACGAACACACGGTCGGCCTCAAGGCCCTTGGCGCGGTGAACCGTGGACAAGAGAACGCAGGGACCGTCGCCAGAGAACAGGCCCTCAATCTCCTGCTCGACCTGAGCCACAGACGTGGCATTGCAGGACTGGACGATGATCTTGATCGTGTTCGCCTTGTCGACGACCTGCTCGATCTTGGCCTCGTCCTCCGACTCCTGAAGCAGCGCGATCTGGCGGGTTTCCCAGTCGCCAAGCTTACGCAGCAACTCTTCAACGCTATTGGCGCGAAGCTTGCGGACAAGGCTCTTGATGCCTTCGGCAAGATCGCGGCCCTGAACGCGGCACTTGATGCGGCGACCGATCAGCGTGTACGCCAGCGTGATGACCGGCAGTGAACGACGGCACACGACCATGTCGCCCATCTGGTAGTCTGCATCGAGGTAGTAGCCACCGTTGCGGACCACGCCTTCAGGAGCGTTGTCACGAGGCTCAATGGCAGGCTCGTAGCGACGTGCTTCGTTGACCACGAGCTTGGGGCAGCGGTACGTGACCGACAGCGGAAGCTCAGCACAGTTGAGTTCGGCCTTGATACGGTCCATGGCGCGGCTGTCGGCACCGCGGAACGCGTACAGCGACTGGCGACGGTCACCGACGAACAGGTAGCGCGTCGCCGGGTTGCCCATGCGCTTGATCATCTCGATCTGGATGTCCGAGAGGTCCTGCGCCTCGTCAACCAGAACCCAGTCGAAGGTCTGGAAGCGGACGCCGTAGATGATCGGCATGAACAACTGGTCATCGAAGTCGATGACTGCCGTGTTCAGAATCGACTTCGTCAGGCACTGACGAGCAAGGCCAAGAATACGGCTGTACTGCCAAGGCAGGTCAATGCCGTAGCGTGCAGCGACGTTCAGCCAGTTTTCGTCCGTGTCCTCCATCAGACCGTTGACCGGAGCCTTGGCGAGCGCCTTGGCCTCATTGGTCACGAGACCGTGGACCTTGGCCTTCGACACCAGCGAGATGACGTCGCTGGTGACGTCGCGCTCCGCGAACGGAACGACCTCACGGGCGATGCTGCGGGTCTTGCCGCCATCGACAGCAGCCTTGGTGTGCGTCGCCCAAGTGCGGTGGCCGATGCTGTTGAGTGTAGAGGCCATCGCACCGTCAGGGATGCGGCGCTGAAGCTCCTCAGCGATGCTCTTGTTGAATGCCAGCGCAACGATGCGAGCGTTGCGCGGCATGTGCTTCATGGCGTGCTCAAGGGTAAAGGACTTACCCGAGCCAGCGACCGCGTTGACAAGGATGTTCTTGTCCGCCGCCTTGACGGCGTCGAACACGCCCGTCTGGTACTTAGAGAAGACGACGTTGGTGAACGGGGCGGCGATGTTCGACATACTGTGCTCCTGCGCTGGTCGGCTGGGATCATTCCCAACCGAACCGTCTGCCTCTTCTAGGCATGATCGCAGGAAACGTCAAGCGTATTTTACAGATCAGGTCACTTTTTTGATCTGACGACGACAGAAGGATCTTCTTCCTCTCGGGCAGAGAGGAGAGCAGACATGTCCCGCCAGCCCTTGTCTACCGCCTTGTCATAGTCGAACGTCATGGCTTGACCCGGAATCGTCTGCCTGAACTGCTGCCACCCGACGAAGTTACCAGAAACCTCTTTGCCATCCGGCAGCGGCGTAGCCTGATGTTCAAGCGGACTCAGATGCCCCGGCTCTCCATCACCCTTCTCAAGACCACCAAGCAGTCGGTTGTAAAGCTCGGTGTCCTTCTCTACGGAAGGGTTGGCCCCGTCATGCGTCCGGTAGCTGACTCGGGCGCAGCGGGCTACGCTGCACACCTTCTGCGTCTCCAGAGGCAGGGACTCCCGCTCCGCGGCTGACACGTAGGGAAGATGCCACTCGCCAGACTTGCAGAGCACTGGTGGTGACCCCTTGTAGTACAGGTCAGCCATCTTCCAAGCGAGATGCTGGATGTGAGGTTCTGCATCCGGGTGGCAGCGAAGAGCAAAGAAGTTCTCGTAGCTGGTGCTGCTGACGATGACACTGATGAACGAGTACGGCTCAAGAACGCGGTTCACAAGCTGCTTATGAAGCCCGCATAGCTCGTACAAGTCGGTAGCGGTTCTGGCTGCCACCCTTGCACCATGAGACCACAAGGCTACCGCTGCCTTCAAAGTACCTGCATCTGTTACTTCCTTGCGGGACTGCATACCGGGTTCGTTCATCCCCCAGTACAGAGGGAAGAACGGGTCTACCGATATTGATGCAACCATCTTGCTGACGGGTATTGCACGGCTGGACGACGCATTTCTGCTAAAAGCCCGGTGGGTCATCAACTCTGAATGGATTATTCTAGGATATGATAGCTGAAACGTAGTCAGCCGAACGCCAGCTTCGGATATTGAGTCTTCTACTATTTTCACTTCTGTTTTCATGGACTCTGTCCTCCGAAAGCCTTACACTAGAGTCATGTCGAAACCGACCAAGCTTTCGCCTATCAACATGGCCCTGCCCGTTGTCATGAAGTCTTCGAGGTTGTCTCCAATAAACATGGAGGCAAAGAAGAATAAAAAGCACAAGCCTGCTGTTACAACAGTACCTGCTCCAACAGCACCAGAACCTGAGCCGGTCAAGCCAAAGCCGGTAGCTGTTCCTATTATCATCGACAAGACCGTATCTCGGTTTCGTAACCTTCTTCCAGATATTGAGGGTCTTACAGAGAAGATTCTCGATGGCGACCTCGACCATACACAGGCGATTGAAGTCGAGTCCAAGGCCGACGACCTCGTTGATTGGGCACCAAACGTACTGGTCTGGTGTGCCGACAAGCGCTTCCTCGGCATGAAGCCGTACGCCAAACAGGCTGAAATACTGCTTCATTTGTTTGAGGACTACTGCGCCAGATGCTCAGATATGAGCTACCTGATGGACATTCCGACTGGTGACCCGGTCGAGCAGGTGATGGCCAAGGTCGCGCTTCTCAACTTCGGTGTCTGCCCTCACTGTGGCTTCACCAGAGCGGACGGCAGAGCGTCAAAGGCGTTCCACGACCCGCTGGAGTTGATTGCTGTCATAGGTCAACGCGCTGGAAAATGCGTGACTGGCGATACCGAGTTCTTCGATGGCCTCCGTAGGAGGCTCGTAGAAGGTGCCGTCGACCAAGACTTTGAAGTAGTATCTAAAACTGAGAGTAACAAGATTAAGTACTGCAATGCCACTGCTTTCAAGCAGGGTGAGAAGGAGTGCGTCCGTCTCGTCCTGAAGGACGGATCGGCGGTTACGCTCTCCACAGACCATCGCGTGTTCACGGCCCGAGGTTGGGTCCCAGCAGGAAACCTCTTGGCTACCGACCTAGTCGGTACTCCGCGACGTATACCTGAGCCTCCTAAGCCTTTGGACGTCAGCGACGACGAAGTTAAGCTCGCTGCTTACTTGTTGTCAGACGGTAACGTGACCGGCACTCAGACTCGTTTTACGAACGTTACCCCGGCGGTTGTCGCTGAGTTCATTGAAGTAGCAACGAGATTAGGCAACGGCGACTTGGACCGCATGAAGGCCAATCAGGTCTTAGACAAGGAAGCTGTAGAGCAGATAAGACAGAAATGGACGTCCGGTCATTACACGCAGTCCACGCTCGCCGCGGAGTACGGCATTTCTCAGCCACACGTCAGCGAAGTTGTTAATGGTTTTAAGGGCAATGGTAGATCAAAAAAGACAGGAGTACGTGCTCAAAATAACTACACGTATTCCGCCACAGGGCTTTCTTGGTTCAAAGATAAATGGACCATTACTGGTCTATCGAAAGAAAAGCGTATTCCCGCTCAGTTTTGGGGATTGTCGGATCGTCAGATCGCTCTATTTCTTAACAGATTTTGGTCCTGCGACGGATATGTCTGCAAGAACCACGTCGGTGTCACCCTTGCCTCTGAGAAGATGATTGATGACATAAAGTTCTTACTTTCTCGACTTGGCGTAAGAGCCTCTAAGAGATACCGGGTCGCTAAGACAGGTGGCAAGGAGTTCGATGCGTGGAGGCTTACTGCCTACGGGGCTGACGCGTTGAGATTCTTGGACGTCGTTGCCCCTATCCTCGGTAAAGAAGCCGCGTCTGAAGCCTGTCGAGAGCATCTGGCCAGCCGGTCGCGTAATACTACGTATGACGTCGTACCTATTGCAAGAAAAGAAATATCTGAAATAGCCGACGAGATTTACCTTAAAACAGGTAAAAAAGTTAAGCACGAGATCAGAGAGTTCACTAGCGCAAAAGCAACTGGGCACATCAGCAGAGACATGTTTCAACGCTTGGTTGAAGCATACGGATACGAGGGCAAGTACTCTTGGCTTCTCGATACTGAAGTCATATGGGAAGGTATTGAGCAGGTAGAGCCAGCAGGAAAAAAGCAGGTCTATGACCTCTCTGTGCCAGAGACTGAATGCTTTGTTGGTAACAACATTGTGCTTCACAACTCTGCATTAACAGCAATGGCAATCAGTTATCTTATACACCGTAACTTGCACTTGACGTCACCGTGGAAGGTTTACAGCTTAACTCCGGGTCAGGTCATCGACTTCACTGTCGTTGCCACAACAGTCGGCCAGTCAGAAAAGACACTGTGGTCAGCCTTCAAGGGCATGTTCTCTCAAAGCCATTGGTTCAAGGCATACAAAACTGCCTGTGACGAAGAAGGCAAGCGGCATGGTGTCAAGGAAACCATCAAGGTCGGAGAGACATTCTTGTTCTTCGACCACAAGGGCATCCTCGTCTACTTCGCCGCCAACAACCCATCATCGCTGCGAGGTACTACTCGATTCGGCGCTGCCATCGACGAACTTGGCTGGTTCGGTGAAGCGGAACCCGGAAGCCAGAAGGTCCGAAGCAACGGTCCAGAAACGTACTCGGCGCTCAACAATGCTTGCCTGACGCTTCGTACTGCCGTCGATAACCTGATAAAGAAAAATAAAAATACCAACCTTCCGATCCCAATCATGTTCAACATCTCATCGCCACGAGCGATGAACGATCCCATCATGACTGTGTTCCGCGAGCGAGCCGGTGACCCTCGTGTCGTTCGCCGACACTGGTCGACATGGGATGTCAACCCAAACTTGTCCCGTGAAGCTCTCGTCCGTGAATTGGCGACGTCAAATGGTGTTCGTGACTTCGCAGCGCAGCCGCCAATCACGGATGATCCGCTCGTCCAAAAGACCCATATCATTATTGACTGCTTCAAGTCACCGCTGGCAACGGATACCCGGTACGGGCCTTTGCTCATCCCTACAGCCAACGGCTATGTTGACGACCTTGAGGTCCCGTCCGGGCGGCTCACTGCTAGCTACATCACCGCTGGGTTGCAAGACCGGAGCATGGTAAAAGTACCAAGCTATCAGTACCTGAAAGACCTAGAACACTCTGACCCAGAAGCTTGGGAAAACCTTGGTCCCCTTCAGCCCTTGTTCAAGGACCTGACTACAAGGCCCGCCTCTGGTCGCGCCCACATCATGGGTGTTGACCTCGGAACGAAGAACAACGCTCTCGCGGTTGTCTGTGGTTATCTATCGTCAGATAACTCTAAGTTCATAACAGACTTCGCCTTGGAGATAAAGCCAAGCACTATACGGTCTGTGAACGTAGCTGACGTATTTGAAAAGCTGATGGTTCCTCTTGTTGAGAGGCTGAACGTCGTTGCCGTGTTCTACGACACTTGGCAATCCGTTCACCAAATACAGACACTATCCCAGAAGTTCGGCTCTCTCGGACCATTGAACTCGCCTGCCGAGCGCAGAAGGTGGCTGAAGGAGTTGCGGGACAAGAAGCAACGCCCTGCCTTCATGGCTGACCAGTACAGCCTGACGATGGCTGACGCCACGCTACTGGTTGCTCGAATGGAGCAAGGCGATTGCCTCTTTCCGGCTCTTGAAGTAGGAATCATGGAGCTACTGGTCAACCGGTCTCTGGACCCGGTTTCTTATCCATACGCGCAGTTGGCTTTGCAGCTATCTACTGTTCGTGCCCGCGGTGCCCGCCTGCTGAAGCCCATCGGAGGTGATGACGACTTGTTCCGCGCTTGGGCCAACGCAGCAATCAAAGCCTTCACTGATGAAACTGTAGTCGATCTCCTCTCTCAAGAGACGAGGGGGCAGCCGATGCAGCAACAGAGCAACACGAAGCGCGGTAGCTACGTGTCCATGGGTTCTGCTGGCAAGGGTCTTAGGCGCACAGAAACATTGCAGTCCGGCACACTCTCTAACAGCAACAACACCAACGGAATGCCGATGGCAGTAAAACGTGGTGTGTTTGGCGGTCTTCGAGGAAACCAAAATGGCTAAGATCACTGGCACGTTCGACAACTTCTGGTCATCCATCGAGGCCAAGGCCAAGGAGCTTGGTGTCGTTGATGGCGACCTTCCGCAGGTTCGGACCGCCGTGAAGAACGTACTGGTCACTGCTGGCTGGGCCGACGTCACCGGTATCGTGAACTTCCTGTCGGATAACGACAAGGCAGCCGCGCTGTCCGCTGCCACGGCTGAAGTTCAGCGCCTGTCGCCAGCCATCTCGCAGTCACGAAAGCTTACCCTTACGGCTGGCTTCCAGCCGACGAAGAACAGCCTGTCGGCCAACACGACAACGACGCTTGAGATGTCGAACGTCGAGTCTGTTTCTTCTAGCTTCACGCCTCAGATGGCCAAGGTCGGGGACGCCTGTCCGCGCTGCTCCGGCTCGATGCAGCCTGTCGGTCTGGTGAACGACAGGTCCGCTCTGTACTGCCCGAAGGATAGGGTTGTAATGCCTCTTCCCACGGGTGTCTCGCTACGCTAATTGAGGCCCCATGCTTCGCATCGGTCGTCGGCAGCGCGTCTTGGCAAACGCTATTGGTCACTATTCGAGACCAACGGCTTCTTCGCGACCTGTTTCTGTAAAGGACGATATTCAAAGAGTCGTACAGGGTCTTAAATCTCGCCCCGGCTTCATGCAGCGTGGCGAAGACGCGGTTGCCGTCAATGTCCATGAAGCCCTTGAAGTAAATGGCTTCAGAGACAATTCCGGTAACACCGTATCTGCTGATTCGTCGTACACAAATACAGGCGCTCCATCGACCAGTGGTCTGAATGGTTCGACTGGCTTTGGTGGCAACAACGCCAAGGTCGACCGGTTCAACCCGGTCTATGACGACCTGTCACGAGGCACGGTTGCCGAGGACTGGATTCCTCGTGACCCGCGTCTACAGAACCGCATGTTCCGCATGATGTTCGCCCGCGGAGCCGTGGAAGGCCCCGTCGTCGAGACCATCTCGGAACTGGTGTGGTCGGACTTCGACATCGGCGGTATCCAAGACAAGGCTATTCTTGGTACCTATCAAGCTGCAAAAGAAGCGGTAAAGGTAGACCGCTACCTGCCAGACATAACCAAGGAGCACCTCGTTATAGGACGAGCCGTTGTTCAGTTGGTTCTTGATCCTACGGCGGGTCTGTGGACCGATATGGTCATCCACGACGCGGACTACCTGAAGATCGGTATCATACCACGCACTGGCTTCATGCCGAAGATTGACCTGATGCCGAACCCGGAGCTTCAGGCTTGGGCACGGTCACAGGACCCACGGGACATAGAAGCCAAGCGTGGACTTCCGAAGGTTCTCATTGACCAGTTCGCTGAGAACCGCCCGGTACCTCTGGACCCGAAGATTACTGCGTACCTGCCTCGGCGCTCGTTCTTCAACGATATATTCGGCACCAGCTTCTACGTCCGCAACATCCCGCTGTGGGGCCTTGAAAAGGCCATGATAAACGCCACCCTGACCGGCTATCGCCGCAGGGCAGGGCCGATCACGCAAATCGCCGTTGGTTCCGAAGAGTGGGAGCCAACGCCAGAGCAGATTGATGCCCTCGTGTCTGCGTACACGGCAGCCGAAGAAGACTCGGTATCGTCCACCATCGGTACTCGTTACGACGTCGCGTTCAATCAGATTCGCGGCGGTCTCAACGAAATGTGGAAGTGGTCTGACGAGTTTGCCTTCATCAAGGAGGCAAAGCTTGCCATGTTCGGTGTATCAGAAATGATCATCACTGGCGAGTTCAACATCGATACGACCACAGCACCTACCATATTCCTTGAGCGACTAAAGTCTCACAGAAAGTACATCGTAGATACTTTCTTGATGCAGAAGTTCTTCCGCTCACTGGCCACGGTGCATGGCTTCGTGAAGCGATCTCAGGCTGAGCTATCTCATCGTATTCGTATCGAGAACGACGACAGAGAGCTTATCCTTCCCACCCTTGCCTTCCACAGGAACCTCGACGTAGCTGCCGATACTGCTCGTGCAGACCTGCTTGAGAAGATGGAAGAGAAGGGTCTTCCTGTCTCGCTCCAAGAGTGGAACCGCACGCTTGGTGGTGGTGACCTCATGGCCCGTATGAAGGCTTCGGCCGAAGACCTTGAGCTACGGCTCAATGCAATGAAGCTGATGCAGACCAGAGCCAAGGTTATTGCCCTCAACGAAGGCATCGCTGATAACGAGAAGCTGGAAGAAGACGTTGATAACCTGCTCGAAGAGCTAAAGGGCATCACCTTCGCCAAAGACGAAGACCCAGAAGACATAGCAGAACTCTCGAAGTCAGGAAAGAAACGGGCAAAGGAGATTGTCGAAGGTCTGGACTTTGACGTGGTATCAGATTCGGCTGCTCCGAAGGTACCAAGGGCAGATATCCAGAGCGTCCCAACCCTGACCGCTTCGACGCAGGTCTACACGCCTTCTGATACAAAAATACACGGAAGTCCTGACGAAGACCTTGCCAGAGACCGGTCACAGATGAACCGTGACCCAAACACCTTGAACAAGGTCGGGCAAGCTTTGTGATGAAACTCAGACTGCCAAGACAGTCTGAGTCATGTCGTCACTACTTCTTCCCGAGCAGGAACTTCACTCTCTTTCCGCCTCTATAGAGACGGACTCGCACCTGATTCGCGGTTACGCTGAGCAGATTGCGACGCAGGAGTCCTTCCGACTCGACTACGACATCGACCGGTCTTCTGGTCGTATGTTGATGGCGAACGCCTCGGTTGTGGACAAGCGAGCCACGGTTGACGTCTCGTGGCTCCCCGCAGCCGCAGAGCACTACTGCATATCGGCCGATATCCGTGACTACGTGATTGCGGAAGTTCCGATTGTCGAGGGCGACGTCCCCAACCGCAACATGGACTGCTTCCTCACCAGCCGTCTGGTCGAGTTCAGCCCAAAGTTCGGTGTGCAGGCGTTCAAGACCTTCGTCGGCAAGCCGGTGTTCTACGAGCACCAGCACGATGACAACACCAAGGCCAAGGGCGTCATCCTCGATGCCTCGATGCGTGAAGTGAACGGCCGCTGGTTCGTGAACATCCTGAAGGCGTTCGACCGCACCAAGGACCAGAAGCTTGCTGAGGACGTCCTTGCCGGTCGCCGTCGTGGTCACTCCATGTCGGCGTGGACGAGCAACATGGACTGCTCGATCTGTGGTCACCGCTGGGACACCAGCTACCCGACCGCTTGCGAGCACATGAAGGGACCGGTGCACGCTCGCGTGCAGGGCCGCTTCCTCGGCAAGGGTCAGATACTGAACGGTCAGCTTTGCTACGACGCCGTCCAGAGCTTCTACTTCTTCGAGTCAAGCTCAGTTGGTGACCCGGCTGCGTGGACTGCCCATCAAACGCAACAGTCACCGTTCGGTGGCTGAGCCGTGACCACTCGGCAAAGCTTCGCGTTCAGGTCAGGCGGCAGGTTTCTGCTGCTGAACCTGTTGCGAATGCGGGCCTACCGAAACGGCGTCATACCTCAGCGGATACCGAGCATGACCGACATGCTCCGGCCTGACGTCGTCGATGACCTATCCTTCTCAGAGGACCTCAAGAGCGAGGAGCTTCCGCGACACCTGTCCGCAGACCCAAGCGATTTGTCCAAGGAAGAGAAGCTTTTAATACGCAACGAGTTTTATAGTTATTGTAATATGCCAGCCTTAGTTCTGGCAAAGTGGATAAAAGACCCAAGGGTGTTGGACGGTTCTGGTTCAAGGCGCATAGACAGGCTGCGAACCAGAAAGCGGCTGCTGGTCCTTCTGGCTCTGAAGACTGGTGGTCACCGTAACGGTTCCAACTGGGGTGCGCTTCACTACCGTGTGGCACAAGAGTGTGTGTTTGTGTTCCGTAACCTCTTTCAGCCAAAGAGAACGGACTACGTAAACTGGGCACTTCTTCGTAACTATGGCCTTGATTGGGTGAGGCCAACAAAGCACTGGCCCCGTAGAGCACTTCCCGTTCGTGTCAAGACGGAAGCAGAACGAGCGCTAAGGCTCTACCAAATCTCAGGCAAACCCAAGAAGCGAAAACAAGTCTAATCCTGTAGCTAGTGACAGCTACGTTGAACGACGCCTGTTGTTCACCCTAACAGCACCCTCCGTGGTGAAAAAATCAGCAACAATGGGCGTCATAACCACTGGACTCACGTCCAGTTTCGAGGATAGAAATGGCAAAGACTGATTCGCAGAACCTCCTGATGGCTTCCAAGAAGGTGATGGAGCTTGCTGAGAAGCGCCGCGCCCGTATGTCGGCTTCCGCTCAGCCGAAGGCTGCCGTCAAGGCCGCTCCGGTCAAGGCTGAGGCTCCCAAGGCTGAGGTCAAGGCTGAGACCGTCGTCAAGGCCGACCGCAAGAAGGACGCTGGCTACGTCGGCACCATGACCATCAAGGACCCGGAGCAGGCTCATCTCAAGGATGGCCCGCTGTGTGACATCGTGAAGCAGCCCAACGGTGACTTCGCCTGCTACAGCGTGAAGGACGGCAACCACCTCGGCACCATCGCTGCCAAGGACGCCGCGAAGCACAGCATCAAGGCTTCGGTTGAGGCCGCTGCTGAAGTGAAGGCCGAGAAGATGCCGGAGAACGGTGGCTTCGAGGCTTCGCTTGAGAAGACCGGTGCTCCTGACCTCGGTGAGTCGGAGTGGGGCGCTCTCGTTCCCCCGGAGCTTGCCAAGGCTGTTGAGCAGGCCAAGAAGGACGACGACAAGATTGCCGAGTACGGCATCGTCATCCCGAAGGGTCTTGAGGACGTCGTCATGGCGGTCACCGACCCGGCGGCTCTGGAGTCGGATGCCGAGGTTCGTTTCGACCTCGTTCCGTTCCTCCCGAGCGAGGCCCAGACCACGCAGGAAGTTCTGAACGCTGGCGCTCACTGGGTCGTTCTGGCCAACGGCGAGCCGCTGGCGAAGATCAGCCTCCGTGATCAGGACCACGCGGACAAGATCGTTGCTCACTTCGTGAGCGCCGACTTCGCCCGTTCGGTCGTCGACGGCATCCAGAAGCACGGCATCAAGGCCACCTTCGCGGCTGTGAAGGCCAAGACCTACATCGCCAAGGTCGACGAGTCGAAGAAGATTGCCGAGATCAAGGCCAGCCTCGCCGCTTCCACCGAAGAGGCGCTGCGCCAGAAGACGGCGTCGCTCAAGGCGAAGTACGTTGAGAACCTCGGTCTCGTTCTTGAGGCTGCGGCGAACAACTTCATCGTCGAGAACCCCCTCAAGGATGCTCTGGTTGCGTCGCTGACCAACCTCGGCGTTCCCGAGGCCGCTGCCGCGTCCATCACGGATGAGGCGTTCTTCCAGTTCGGCCAGAAGACCCTCGCCTCGTTCCTCGACAAGGCTGAGGAGTGGAGCAACACCAGCCCCGAGGCCATGAAGGAGATCAAGGCTGCCATGCAGTCCGCTGGTCGCCGTTCGCGTCCGCTCCCGAGCACCCTCGGCGCGGCGCACATCAACCCGAACTACGATCAGGCTCTGGCCAACAAGATGGCGGCTTCCGCTGTCCCGGTGGTCCCGTCCGAGTCGCCTGCTCCGGTGTCGGCTTCGCTCCGCATGGGTTCGCCCGCTCCGGCTGGCGATGACCGTCGCTCAGCGCTCCGCGCCAAGATCGGCCGCTTCAGCACGTACTGAACGGTTGAAGTACGCTCTACCAAAGCGAAACTTTCTCAATCCTAACACTTCAACCCACGCTGCTGACGCAGCATAGCAAGGATAGAAAACAATGGCTCTGAATCTCAACGAGTCGATCATCGAGCACAAGATCGACATCCCGCTTGACCCCGCGTACCTCGGTCCGCTTGAGTCGGGCATGATCATGGTTGCCTCGGGCACTGGTGCCGCTGGCCAGCAGCTTGCCAAGCCCTGCACGGGCGCGGCGAGCGAGGTCGTCCTCGGCGTTCTCAAGCTGTCGGAGAACTCGCAGGAGTCGATCCCGACCCTTGAGGACCTGACCGTTCCGGCGCAGCCCTCGACCCCGGTGGCTTCGTTCGCGCTCTCGCTCCGCGAGCTTCCCACCGCGGTTGCCGAGATGCGTGCGACGGTGATCGCTGACCCGTCGGGTACGCTCTCGCCCGGCGACGTCATCACCGTGGTTGCTGGTGCGCCCGGCGCTGGCCAGCTTGGTGTCGTGCTCGCCACTGGTGCGCTCACGGCCGACGCTGCCCTCGCTGAGGTGTCGTTCCGCATCGTGTACCGCTTCGTCGTCACCGCGCAGGAGCTTGCTCGCCGCGGTGGTCGTCGTTCGGTCAACATGGGTGCCGAGCGCATCTTCAATCAGATCACGATCCTGCGTGGCGATTGCAAGCTGCTCATCAGCAACTTCAACACCGGTGCTGCGATTGCTCCGAGCGCCAACCTCACCTGTGCTGCCGGTGGTCGTGTGACCATCGGTGGTGTCGGTACCGTTGTCGGCTTCTGCTTCCAAGCCCCCGTGCTGAAGCTGACGCCCGGCATCGAGCAGGCGTTCATCGGTCTTGAGGCCAACCTCGGTGGCTGAATGACCTGAAGCGGAGGCTCTCGACTTCGGTTGGGAGCCTCCGTTTCACCCATGGGTTTCCTTGGTATCCCTGAAACCAAGACCACTTTCCCGCTCTAGCCCAGAGAGAATCCAATGAAGAACACGAAGTTGGCCGCTACTAAGCTCCGTATGGCGATGAGCGGTCTCAAGGCTGCCTATCAGGACGCCTCCCCCGCCGACCGTAAGGTCATTGTTGCAACAATGAAGGAAGTCCAAGCGATTCATAGCCAGCTTGTGACCGCGGCGGAAGACGACGCTGAGGAAGACGTCGAGGACATGGAGTCCGAGGCCGAAGACGACATGGACATGGAAGGCGACGAAGAGTCAGCCGACGACATGGCCATGGACGAGATGGCTGAGGACGACGCAGCCGCCGGTATGAACATGGACGACGCTCACATGTCGGAAGACGACATGATGGATGAGGAGATGGACAGCGACGTCCTCGCTCCCGAGGCCGACGACATGGCTCCGCTCTCGATGGACGACATGGACATGTCGGACATGGATATGGAAGAGGGCGAGTCCGAGGCTCCGCTGATGGAAGTCGATGGTCTCGACATTCCGCAGGAGTTCGTTGGTGACCTTGGTGACCTTGGCCTGATCGAGATGGGCGAGATCGCTGAAGACGAAGTCGACGCCGACGAGGAGCTTGCCGTCGCCGCTCTTGCTCTCGCCGCCAACGCCCTGAAGATGCTCAAGGCGGAGTCGGAAGAGGAGGACGAGCCGGAGTCGTCGCAGGAAGAGGACGAGTCCTCGGAAGCTGAAGAGCACAAGGCCATGAAGAGCGGCGAGCAGTTGCACGGCTCACGCCGTCAGGCTGCTGCGACCAAGCAGAACGACACCAACGACGCTGTCCGCAAGCTGCGTGAAATCTCGGCTCGCCTTTCGAGCGTTCGCGCTCCTGCGAAGCCGGTTGCGAAGCCTGCCGTCAAGGCGGCTGCGAAGCCGGTCGCTTCGACGCAGAAGGGTGGGATGCGTGAGGCGCTCGCCCCTTTAGCGCGACGCGCCCCAACTCGGGCGCGTTGATTCCAAGCATATCGTTCTCGGATTACGCGCAGCTAATGGCTGCGTGTGACTCCCCAACGAGGCGCTGGTTGCTCCGCCCGGCGGCGCTGACCGCAACGACGAACGACCAGACTGACGATACAGAGCATCACAAACTCCGTAAGTATCGTAGTCAGGTCAAGAAGTCGAAGACCGGTAAAGCGCAGAAGGTGAAGCTGCCAAACGGCGAAGACAAGATGGTGCCTCACGACTACTTCTTCACGATGTACAACGCGAAAGGCGAGGACATCGGTCAGCACTGGATGCGGAAGATGCGGCCAACTGACCAAGAGAAGAAAGAGTACAAGGCCCACTACGGGCACGACCATCCAATCACGCTACCGGTGAAAAAGAACTGAATAATAAGCCAAGAGTTAGAGAGACAAAAACTTTCTATCTCTTGGCGAGAGGAAAACAGACAAATCTGGTTTCCTCTCCACAATCTCGATTGAGAGCGTAAAGCACTCAACGGCTTGATCCTAACAGGGGCTTCCCGCCCAGTACAACTTCCTCGCTTCACTTGATACTTCGGGGCCGAATTCACCCGAAGCGAGGAAAGGCCCCTAAGAGGAGATGTCATGAACCTGTATAAGAAGACGCGGGACCCCGTCATTGGCGGTATGCCCGGATTCGCGAAGAAGTCTGGTGGCAACGTTGTTGCTGCTGGTGGCCGCATGACCAATGACGCAGGCGACATCAACGCCTACGACATGAAGGACCTTGCTGCGAAGATCAACGCTCTGCACTCGATGGTGCAGGGTGGCGAGATCGGCGCTGGCTTCGAGGACCCGACCGAGCAGAAGGCCAAGCTTCAGGCGAAGGCCGAGCGCCACGAGACCCTGCTCTCGGCGTTCAACTCGGGCGACGACCGCATGAAGGTCATGGGCGAGGTGTTCGCTGAGGACGTGTGGGAGACCCTGAACCGTCAGGGCTTCACGTCGCAGGTCCTTGCTCGCAAGGACGTGGTCGACGGTCAGGACAACCGCGTTCGCATCCGCCGCAAGGACGTCACGGCGTTCCAAGTGGTGAATGACGGCGAGGGTATCGCTCAGATCATCGAGCAGGCGTACTTCTACCCTGCGGACTACTACCTCCAGTGTCAGGTCCTGATTGAGGAGCGCGAGCTTGCTCAGGCTGGCCCGGACCTTCTGGATGCGAAGTTCCAAGACAGCCTTGAGGCGCTGATGGTCCGTCAGGACCGCATCCTGCGCTCGCTGCTGCTCTCGACCTCGGGCGTGTTCAACGCTCCGGTGTCGTTCGCGACGTTCACCCCGCAGGTGCTCACCGCTCTCCGTACGCAGGTTGCTGCGAACGGTATCCCGGCGGCGCACATGCTCTTCAGCTTCGACCTCTGGGACGACATGATTGCCGACCCGAGCTTCACGTCGTGGTGGGAGCCTGTCCATAAGTACCAGTTGATCATGGAAGGCCGCCTCGGCAGCCTCCTGAACATGAAGCTCATCACCGACGGCTTCCGCTATGAGACGCTCCGCGTTCTCCAGCCGGGCGAGGTGTTCGTGCTCGGTACCCCGGTGGCCCTCGGCCAGCGTGGTGTCCGTCGCGAGCTTCAGTCGACTGAGATCAATCACTACCCGCTCGGTGCCCCGCGCCGTGGCTTCTACATGATGGGCATCGAGTCGATGTTCGTCATGGACCGCGCCGTCTCGCTCGGCAGCCGCGCCTGAATAAGTCCTTGAAAGGACAAGTAAAACGGGAGCCAGCAATGGCTCCCGTTTTCTTTTCTCTCGCTCTCGCCTTTGGTACTACAGCAGCCTGACTACAGAAATCCACCCACGAGCGTCTGGCCTGTGCTAGCCTTGGTCATGCTCTCACCTGAAGACTGGCGCAACGTCGGTAACTACCTCGTCAGCCGGGATGGCACCGTCTGGTCGTTGCTGACCAACAAGACCATAAAGCAAAAGAAGTCGAAGGTCGGGTACTTTATAGTTATATTGCAAGGCGAGACACGCTTCGTACACGAGCTTATCGCCACCACTTGGCTCGGCCCTAGACCAACAACAGACTACGTGGTCGACCACAAGGACGGAAACACAGAGAACAACAGCGTTTCCAACTTGGAATGGGTAACCAGACAGGAAAACGCTCTTCGCGCTTCTGCCGTCCTGCGCCAGCGTAGGCGTGGGACAAAGGCGGTTCTGACAGAAGAACAGGTCTATGAAGCACGGAGAAGGTGCTCCACTGGCTGCTCACTACGGCAGATAGCCTCTGAGCTAAAAGTAACCGAAGGAACAATACACAACGCTGTATACGGTACTACCTACGCCGACCTGACAGAGGTTCCTCCCTTACCTCGACCGCGAGCACCGGGCACTTGGCGTCCCGGTGCCGGAGGCAAGAAGAGAGAAGGACCGCACCAAGGGACTGACGAGCCGCCAACGTCCTTTGTTGAGCCTCTAGCAAAGGAAGAGTGGCAGCGTCTCAAAGATGACCTGTCTGGTTATTGGATTTCATCTCAGGGTCGGGTGTTCTCGACGAAAAGCCGTAGGCTCATGAACCCTCAGTCCACTGGTCAGGGGTACTTGAGGGTTCAGCTTAGGACCTCGTCTGGTTACCAGAACAAGATGATTCATGTTCTGGTAGCAGAGGCATTCCTGCCTCCCAAGACCGAAGGCTTTGTCGTTGGTCACCTCAACGAAAACCCACAAGACCCTCGGCTTGAGAACCTAGCTTGGATTTCTCGTAGAGAGAACGCTCAGAGAGCACACGTTGCCAAGACCAGACCGGCGGAGGTCATCGACCTCCAGAACTTCTTATCGTCGCACGTCTCTATTGAAAGAGGCGTAAGAGTAGACGGTGTGCTCGTTGATGCCCTTGCTTCAGACCAGCAGGTAGGCGTCGTCTTCGATGACGTAGTCCAAACGTCTGAACTCTCAGGCGTGACTCGCTCTGTGCGGGTTCAGGCTCTCCAAGCCTTGGAAAGAAAAGGTATAAGGCTTCTACGAGTGTTCAGCAACGAGTGGGCAGTAAACAAGCCATTGGTTCAAAGTATGCTGCTTAACAAGATGGGTAAGACCTCAAATAAGATCATGGCCAGAAACACTGAGGTTTGTGTTGTAACAACACAAGAAGCGTCTGGGTTCCTAGAGCGTAACCATCTGCAAGGAACGGTCGGAAGCCGCGTTAAGCTGGGCTGCTATCACAAAGGCACGCTGGTAGCGCTGGCGACTTTCGGCCACAATCGTTACGGCACAGGAGATAACTCGTTCGAGCTTCTTCGCTTTGCCAACCTTGCCGGTCACTACGTCGTAGGTGGCTTCTCAAAGATACTGAAGCACTTTGTTATAAACTACAGGCCGAAGCACATAGTGTCTTTTGCCGATAGGCGATGGTCAGCCGGGGGCATGTACGAGAGCAGCGGCTTCAAGCTGACCAGAGCCTCTGCGCCCAACTACTTCTACTTCCGACCAGAAGAACCAACGGTGCTGCACTCCCGCGTACGCTTTCAAAAGCATAGGCTGCCAGAACTGCTCGATAACTTCGACCCAGCAAAGTCAGAAGTAGAAAACGTTCTGTCCAACGGTTGGGACCGTATCTGGGATTGCGGTAACTTGGTATACGAGATGACACTATGAACGCATACGCCATAGCTTACGACAACATCAGAGCCGAGCGCGACAAAGCCCGGCTGGAAGCACAGCGTCTCAAGGAGCAGCGAGACGAACTGGTTGCTGCCTGCAAAGCCGTTCTTGAAAGCCTTGAGAACAGCGAGCTACCAGCCGACGGCCGTACCTCCTTGGACCGTCTTCGCCAGAAGCTGGCAAAGCACTAACTATGCCATTTTCTATTGAAGTTGGCATATTTAGTGCAATACTAATGTTTATGATATGCAAGCTTTACGCCCTGATATTAGGGGCATAGAGCTTGCAAAAGCTTGCTATTCAAAGTTGTGTCGAAAAACTCGACAATCGCGCTTGACGAAACAAAGTTCTGTGTTTATTGTTCCTTCAAGGAGGAACCAATGAACAAGGTTCTTGTTGGGCTTGAAAAGTTGAAGTCAGATACTTGCGGGCAAGGTTGTCCAGATTGACGGTCGCAAGTTTTGAACCTATAACAAACCAAGGAAAACAAAATGTCACAAACTATTGAACAAACTGATGCTGCTATTCGTAATACCTTCCATAATATGGAAGAGGGTGTTGATTATGTGCTGAATGATTTTTGGTTTACAGAGACAAACCGACTTCGCAAGGAATATAATTATCCACTTTTGAAGAATAAGCGGGAATATAAGTTTTCTCGCAAAGGTGATCAACTTGTTGTCAACAACAAGCTTGTTTTTGACTTTGATGGAAAGCACAATCTCACCTTCGCCCTCGCCTTCGCCCTCACCCTCGCCCTTGACGGGAGGAGGCCTCGCAGCACCCTCGCCCTCACCCTCGCCGTCGCCGTCGCCTTCTCCCTACAGCATAACGGACTTGAAAAACTCAATAAGGATACTTGTGATGGTAAGGTTGTGGAGATTGATGGCAAGAAGTATAAGCTGACTGCTGTTTGAACCTATAACAAACCAAGGAAACAAAATGTCACAAACTATTGAACAAACTGACGCGATTACTTTCTTCGCGATTACTTTCTTTATGCTCTCCTGCGGCGGAGAACCCGGTACTGACGATGGTCGCAGCCGTGACCCGCAGGTTGGCGTCACGTCGCTCAGCGGTCGCGTTGTCGACCGAGTGACGAACCAGCCCATTCAGGGCGTTCGTGTTTCCACGAACCCTCCAACTACGGAGGACATCACGAACTCCGACGGCAAGTACCTGCTCACCGAGCAGCTTACCCCGAACCAGCTTTACCTGCTGGTCGCTTCGGCCAACGGCTACGAGCAGGATACTGCGTCTGCCTCGGTCGCCGACCAAGAGAACAAGGTCATCAACTTCAACCTCCAGCCGACGCTTGCTGGTGGTCTGAACGTCAGCCCTTCGGAACTGAACTTCGGCAACACGACGTCTTCGCTCCAGATGAACATCTCGTCTGACGTCGGCTCATCGCTGAACTTCACGATCAACCAGCCGCTCGATCCGTGGCTCTCCATCCAAGAGCCGTTCACCGGGACCGTGTCCACGCAGACGGCCTCTCGAATGCTGACCGTCAACCGCGGCGGACTCTCGGCTGGCTCGTACCAGACGAGCTTCACGATCACGTCCGACACCGGCTCCACCGTGACCGTTGTCGCTCGCATGACGGTGCAGTGACCATGCGTGCCCTCATCCTCTGCCTCTTCTTGGCTTCGTGCGGCGGCTACTATGATGGTAGCGGTGACAACTCCGACTACAGCGGTGACCAACCTGAGCAGGAAGGCTTCATCTCTGGTCGGGTCGTGAACGCCCAGACGGGGCAGCCGGTTGAGGGCGCTCTTATCTCCACCAGCCCGCCGACGGGGACCACGACGACGAACAGTCAGGGAACCTATTCCCTGCTTGTTCCTCCGTTGAGCCGGTCTCTCGTCGTCGGGGTGGTGGCTGACCGACCGGGTCTGCGGCAGCGCCAAAGCTCCTGCGCTACTCTTTCTCCGGGCGGGAGCGTCAGTGCCGACGTCCAGTTGCTCTCCAACAACGCAACGGAGTGTGCCTCGTCCTGCTCCGAAGGGAACATCTGCCTTGGCGGTATCTGCGCGTCTGCCTGTAACCCGGTCTGTGACTGTGACGAGCGCTGTGAAGACGGCCGCTGCGTTCCTGACGCCTCTGGCTCCCTTCCTGTCGACCAGCCGCCGTCTGGTGGTGGCGGTAACAACAACGGTGGAACGACCGGTGTTGAGAAGCCTCTGCTCGGTGTATGGACGGTCAGTATTGACCTGACGCTCGACATGGATGGGGTTGAGAGCACGTTCAACGACAGGACCGAGGCTTCGTTCACTTGGCAGTTCACGGTCTTTGAGGTCGATGACCAGACCTCTGGCCCGCTCTGGCGCGGGCAGTTCGGTGGTGGTCGCCTTGTCTCTGTGTCTGGTGACCGGTTCACCAGTGCATCCTCTGGTGCTCATCCGCAGGACCGCTGCTCTGGAAACGAGGAACTGACCGGCCTTGTGACCCTGACCGCTGGTGGCGACCTTGTCATCTCAAACGAGGTAGGGACTGGTCTGGTTGCCTGCGCTCGCGTTGATGGAGGACCGGCGACTCAGGTCCTGACCCTGACGAGGAACACTCCAGTCAGTCGCTCGGGCTACTCGAACCCTATTCCCATCAACAACGGAAGCTGGTTTGAGAACCCCACGAACATCTCGGTTCTCAGCACATCCGGCTCCGCTTCTATCAGGTGATACCTGACCGAGTGGGCTTCAAGGTTATGAAGGGGTGAAAAATGGTAAGACATACGCCCGGACCGTGGAGAGCTTTGGGAGATGGCCTTGTCGTTGTGTCCTCTGGAAAGGACAGAACAGTAGCTGACGTCTACGCGCCCGGTGTGTCCTTCAGCGCAGAGACAGGGGACGAGGAATACAACGCCGTTGTTGACGCCAACTCGACTTTGATAGCAACGGCACCAGAGCTACTGTCTGCTTGTGAGATTGCTCTTTCTTTTACTCGTAACATTCATGTTCTTGACCATAACTCTAGAGCCTTCAAAGAACTCGCAAAGCAAGTAGAAGACGTACTTAGCAGCGCAATAAGTAAGGCTTTACAGGTTAGATGATATGAACACACGATGGATGAAAACCAACGGTCGCGTGACGAGTTGGTTTGGCAACCAAGCTACGGCTGATCGATACGCTGATTTGTTTGAAGAAGCTGTTCCAGATAACACTGACGAAAATGCCTGCCGCCTTTGCGCTGGCAGCGGCCTTGACAAAAGACAAGACGCAACCGGATTGACCAAGCTGTGCCTTCGCTGTGGTGGCACGGGCAAACGCAACACATAATGCACGCATAAGGGGAATGTTATGCTTCAACTCGCAATCGTTTTCTCGCTCCTCGGCTACACCCCGCCTGAATGGCGGTCCGAGTATGACCGCTTCAAGGACATGACGGTAATGATGTCCAGCACCGAGCTTGTCGGTGGACGGAGCACGGTCTTTATCATCGCGGCTATGCACAAGGGCAAGGTCGTCACCGAAGAGAATCAGGATGCCCACTACTCGATCCAGTTCTGGATGGCGCGTGAAGGCTGGACCTACCTTGAGTGTCATTCTGTGGCCATGCTCATCGACGGTAAGAGGGTTCGCCTTCCGGCGGCTGACCACGAGGGCGACGTGATCTCTGGACGGCTTGTCTCGGAGACAATCAAGCTGACTGCCACCAAGCCCCTCATCGCCGCCATCGCCGAGGCGAAGGTTGTCGAGGTGCAGGTGTGCAACGACGAGTGGCGTCTGCCACAGAAGGTTATCGACGGCGCAAAGCGCGTCATCGCCTCCACGTCACCACAGACTAAGGTCGACCCTGCTCCCGCGCCTCAGCCCGCTCCCGTCGAGCCGTCAACCGAGCGCCGTATCGTCGGCGGGGATGAGTGATGCCGACCCGCGACTTGCTCGACGAGATCAAGACCAAGTGGAACATCCCCGTCACGCTGCCGATGGCCGTGCCGTGGGGCAAGGACGACGTCGTGTGGCTGGTGCAAGAGGTTGAACGCCTGCGCGTGTTGGCGCGAGCCGTCGACGAGTTCGTCTCCGCTGCCGAGTGCCAGTGCTGCGGCGGCGTTCCCTACTGCGACCACAACATCGAGAAGAAAGCCGTCAACGAGAAGGGCCGCGCCATGACAGATGCGCTGCGGAAGGTGACGCCATGACTATGACCGACGTCATCGTGTTCAGCCTGATCTTTGGCGTCACGTCTGCCATCACGGGCCGCGTGATCGACGGCGTTATTGACGCCGTGGTCGCAAAGCTGCGGAGGAAGCCGTGACCGATGAAGTTTGTTCGACGTGCGGGCGCGTTGATGCCCGAGGGTACCAATGCTGGCGCGTCGGGCACTTGAAGGCACCACCGTCGTCCGCGTGTGTGTGGATCGTGACCGAGGGCTGCCGATACGAAGGCGGCGAAGTTCACTCCGTCCACGCCACGCGTGAAAGCGCACTGGTCGCCGTTGAGAAGTTGCTGGTAAAGCACAAGGCTGACCTCGACGGGATGATTCAGGCCGCGAACGACGGCACATCACGCTTTTCACCGCGTTTGAACTTCGATGAAGGATGGGCCATGCAGAAGAAAGCCGACACTGACAAGTGGACTAGCGACACGGACTTCATCGAAATCAAAGAATGGACCGTGACGAAGGAGAAGCCATGAGCCACACACCCGGTCCATGGAAGGTAGGAAACCGTGGTATTATTGAGGCTGAGCCACGCGAAGGCTCGCTCTCCGAAGCTGTTGGCGCGGTAGCTTTCGTGTACGGGCCTTTCGAGAAAGTCGGTCAGGCGAACGCCAGACTGGTCGCTGCGTCACCTGATATGTGGCTGGTCTGCGAACGCCTGCGGCAGTGGTGGCTGGAACACGGCATCGAGGGAAACAAAGAGCTTGATGCCATAGCCGACCTCGCCCGCTCCGCGCTGGCCAAGGTCGAGGGTGACGGGAGCAACCATGACCTTTGAGGAAGAAAAGACCAAGAGGCGCGACGACTGGGTGAAGCAAACGGCGTATCTGGTTCACCAGTACGACGCGAGTATTGACCCAGAAGACCTCGTCGACACGGCTAGGCACTTGCTATCGGTGGCACACGCTATTGCCGGTGTCGCCTGCTCAAAATGCCAAGGATACGGCTACCGGGCTTATGGCTCCACCTCTACTTGGCGAGGAGGTATCGGTGGCCAAGCCTTTACTACAGACGTCTGTGATGTGTGCTGGGGCAGTGGCCGACACGACGTCAAGCACGGCGACCAGCGGCAGCTAAGGAATCTACAGCGAGCCGCAGACCAGAAGGAGAAGCCGTGAACGCTCTGAAACTCTGGAAAGTGACCTGTGCGGTCACGAACCTTGCGACCCACACCGTCCGTCTCGCAGACGGCACCTACGTCGATAGTGAGCACGGAGTCATTCACATCGCCGCCGACTCGCTTGCGGAAGTGGAGCGGCTTGTCGGGACAAGTATCAAGCATGTGACCGCGTGCGGTCCAGTGTTTGTGCTGTCACGCGACGTGAAGGAGAAGCCATGATCTGCGCCACCTGCAAAGCCGAAGGCAAGACGAGCCGCGTCTTCGACCGAGGCGGCACCACCACGCTGCTCAACTGCCGACCGTTCTACGACGAGCAAGGCAGACACCACACGCATGACAGCAACACGACCACGACCGGATACCGCTGCTCCAACGGGCATGAATGGACCGAGAAATCGACGGGTTCGTGTTGGTGCGGCTGGCCTGACAAGAAGGCCGAGTCTCCTTCACCAGCACCCGTCGTCGAAGCAGAGAAGGTCAAGGCGAACATCGTGCTGGTGGGGGAAGGATCGGGGCTGGTGCAAGAGCACGAACCGATCAGACTCACGTTCGCCCCGGCGCTCTGGCAGCAGCGCCTTCTCGACGTGACGACGCGCCTGCGTGCTGCCGTAGGCGTCGACGACAAAGCGCCGCTGGAAGAACTGCTGGAAGCCGCGCTCGCCAAGATCGAAGGGACGAAGCCATGAGGCGCTTCACCGTCTACCGTCGCGGCGACCTCTCGGCCACGCACAACACCGATCAGGTGAACGCGCCCCACCTTCCGCAGTACGAGGGCGTCGTTTTCAGCGACGGCACCACGGTCCTGCGTTGGCTGACGGCGGCACGCTCGACGTCGGTGTGGGCCGACTTCGAGACGATGTGGCGCATCCACGGGCACGACGACCCGAACAGCAAGCACCACACCGAGATCGTGTGGCACGACGAGGAATCGAAGGAGAAGCCGTGCCCCGCAAGACCGTGAACGTAAACTATGGGCAGGTCTGCTTCCGCGTCTCACAAGAGACGGTGGACCGGGCCGACGCGCTCATCAGCCGCCTTGCCATGCTGGACGGCCTGCAACGCAGCGTGGCTCGCAGCGACGTGCTGCGCGAAGCCGTCCGTCGTGGCTTGGTTGAACTTGAGAAGACGCTGCCCACGAACGAAGGAGAGGAGAAGCCATGAGCGTACTTGACGGTCCCGGCGAAGGGACGTGGTCGGTGTTCGCGCAGAAGGTCGTCGAGCAGCGGGACAAGGCCATCGAAGAACGAAACGACGTCTTCCGACGTCTGCGGGAAGCAGAGCGGCGCTGCGTATCGCTGGAACGGGAGCGCGACGAGGCCCGCGCCAAGCTGCGTGTGACCACAACGGAATACAAGCCGGGTTGGGTTCAGGGCCTTGAAGCCGTCGCCCGCTCTGCGGGCTACGACCCCGACAAGGCAAGACACGAAGGCGTGGAGCCTCCTGACTTCATCCAAGACGTGATCGACGCACTCCGCGCCGAGGTCGCCCAACTCAAGCGTGATGCTGCGAAAAGGAGCGTGCTCAATGACCCGCGACCGTCTTGAAGAAGCCTTCCTGCGTCTGCGTGCCGCTGGCGACGCTGACGAGTACGTCCCGATGGAGGACGTCATCGAGATCGTGCTGGAGAAGCTGCGTCTGGCGACGACGGTGGTAGACGAAGCTCGCACCCTCTACGGCGAAGGACGGGGCCGTCCCGTCGAAACACCCGTTGGCGAGGACGGTAGGTTCGTCCGACACGACTACCTCATCCCCGCTGAGTGGATCGACATCGGCCTTGGCTGCGCCCTTGCCGCCTTGGGAGAGCCGGATAACACATGACCGTTATTGAGTTTGTTGCTGACCCTTTTTGGCGCGACACGGAGATCACTGCACGCAAAACGAAGGACGGTTACGACGTCGTATGCAAGTGGCGCGGTCAGAAGATTATTCAATGGGAAGCGACCTACATCGACCGCTTCAAGAAGGGCGCGGCGGCTTCTGAGCGCACGGCAATAAGAGCGTTCAAGGCATTTTTCACGCCCGAGAAGATCAAAGCATTTGCGGAACAGCGACGTGACGCCGCAGCCAAGGCAAATAAGCAAGCCGACCAACTACACGCATTTCTGGAAGCTACTCTCCGATGAACACCAACAGCACCACCCCGCGCCCCTGCGCCGGATGCAGCCGCGACCTCGGCTACGTCATGCACACGCTCTCCGTCACCTACGACGGCTGGCGCTACGAGGTCTGCGGTCACAGCAACGGCTGCGCCGACCGGCTGATGCAGCGCCTCACGTCGTCGTGCTCCGTGGTGATGGACGAGGTACGTGCAGCAGACCTCGCTGAGAAACAGATTGACCTGTTCGGAGATAAGAAATTGTGACCGCACGAAAGGCTGACAAGCCCGGAGAAGACATGAAGAAGGTCAGTAATCGTCCGAGAGGACGCAAGGCAGAAAACGACGTGCAGACGACTCTACGTCTTCCGACGTCTCTTCTACAGCGCATAGACGCTATTGCCTTCCAGACAGAAGGTCCGCATGACCCGCGGCTGGCTCCGGTGGAAGGCCGAGGTCCGCCACTGAACAGATCGGATGCTCTGAGATTGGCGCTGGAGCGCGGTCTTGACATTCTCGCCGAGAGTCTAGAGAAAGACAGGCATGAGTGACGAAGTCTGCAAGTGCAGCAGCGGAGCGCGGGTCGTCATCGGCTACCCAACGAGATGCGCGACTTGCTGTCTCCCCCTTCAGACATCTGCCGAGCGCCGCGCCGACATACTCTACGCTGAGAACGAGCGACTACGGACCGACTTGGCAAAAGCGCAAGAGCAGGCAGCGACTTACGAAAAGGACTGGCGTGAGGCCAAGTCGCAGTTCGGAACCGCTACCTCCAAGCTACGAGAGCAGCTTCGCGCCAGTGAAGAGAGCGCTGCCCGCGGCTGGGGAGTAGCCGACTCCTTTCACGTCACCGTGTCTCAACTAGAGAACAAAATCGCTCGCCTTCTGGAAGAGAACGAACAAATACGCTCCCGTACCGAAGAGCCGGATGAGGAGCCAGACATCGTCAGCTACATTATCAGAGGAACGCAGAACACGCCGACGCAGAACGTCATCGAGTCGCGTACTCGCATTGCGCTCCGCGATGAAGATAGCTTGGTTTGGACGCTATACAATAAAGACACCAAGGTGCAGGCTCTGCCCATGTCCGACTGGGAATACGAAAACTTGTTATTTTCAGATATTGTAGAACGCACAGAATCGTTTGCTATTCTCTGGGTAGGTAACGAATCAGACGGGGTCTGATCATTCTTTACCGCGTATTATATCCCTGCAAAGACGTTTAGCTCGTGAGAGACAAGTAGCGGCTGCCTCATACTTTTCTGCTACTTCAACGTCACGGTCTTCAGCGCTCAGAGTCTTGTCATTCTCGTATAGAGAAGCAAGCTTCAAATAGATAGAGGCTGCCTCAGATTGCTTGGCAGCCTCTTCTTTCTTTTCCTTGAAAATCTGATGCTTCTTTGACTGCATCAGCAGGGCAGCAGCACGCTTCGATAGCAGGTCTATGTCGTCCACTGCTTAGAGTGCACTACACTGACTCCACTGACCACCAGAGTCGGTTGACCTGACGAGAGACCGCCTCGGTCGCGTGCTTGGCTCCGTACTCGAAGGCGAAGCCAAGGCTCTGCTTGGCTGCCTCGGCTGTCGCCTTGTCGACACCGCGAAGCGGAACCCCGATCAACTTGCCTTCGCTGTCACGAAATACAACTTTACAATGACCTTTCTTTACTTCATCTTCTTCTACAGTAATAGAAATAGCATTCATTGGTGTCTCCTAGACTTATATTTACTGCCATCCTTATAGTACACGCAAGAGCAGCGATGTCAAGCGGTCTTTACGAGAAAAGAGCTAGAGACTCGCTTTGTCGTTGTTTCGCCAAAGCGCACCCTTGAGTACGGTTGGAGGGTCTATGCCTGCTTGGATAAAGAACGAGGAGGACGAGGCTGCTTGGCAAGCGGCCAAGAAGATCGTCTCCGAGCAGCGCAAGAAGAAGGAAGCAGACTTCGGTGACCGTGACTGGGGCCTCGTTACCCACATCGCCAAGAACATGCTGAAGGGCCGTGTATCTTCTAGCTACATAGACCCCGGAACGATATACGCTCTCTCCAACGTAGAGCGCATACTCGACAACCGAAGAAAGAAAGAGCGCCGCAACCGGGACACCAAACTCAGTGCCAGTGACCAGAGTCTGGTCAGCGCTCTGTCGCAGGTAGCCGCTCTTGGTGGGCAGACCGTCGCTGCGCTCCGCGACCAGCAAGGCTCTCGCCTTTCCGCTTCGGAAGCGGCAGACCTGACCGATGAACTCCAAGACGTAGCCAACAGGCTGCGAGACGTTTTGCTAAAGGTAAAGGGCTGATAAATGGCTCAACAAAGAATCTACAACTTTGGCGATACCCTCACGCAGGGTCGTACAAAAACTCTCGCTTCACGGCTGCTGGCTGCTGGCGTCTATGACGGCATGGAGCCTGTCATCATCAGTGACGTGTCAGCTATCTTCAAGCTGACTGCTGGTTCGTTCCTGCTGCCGAACGGTGTGCTTGTTGTTGAGTCAACTGACGTCACTGAAATCCAACTACCGGCGTTATGGCCACCGGCTGCGCCGACTACCTATGTCTTGACGGCAGACCACTCAGACATCCAAGCCATCGGCGGCTCATCTGTCAGCTACACGCTTCGTGTGGCACCTGTTGGTCCCATCCCGACGCAGGGCTGGCCGTCTGCCAACTCGCTGACGCTGCTGATTGTTCGGCATCCGGGTTCTGCTGCTTTGACACCCGGCATGTTCTCTGTGCCGCTTCGCGTGAAAGCAGACGACCTGCTGGACTACACACTGGCCGAGTCCGGTTGGGTCCAAGCTCCATTTGAGTTCTGTGACTACGTCGCTGGTCCGAACATCGTTCAGCGAAGGCAGTCCGCTTCACAAGGACCGCAGCACCAAGGCGTGCTGTTCCTCAACACGGCGTCCTTCAACACACAAACTGTCAGTTTCACTTTACCTATTCCACGGCTGCCTTGGGCGCGTCGGGTAGAGGTCTACGCTGACCTTCCTCCGTCGTCGTCGATTGGCTTCAACTCCGTGGTCCGTACGGTTACGGCACCGGCAGCAGCCGGGGTTGCCGCTTTGGTGTCTGTGAATGACATCTCTGGTTTCGCTGCTAATGACCGGGTCACGCTGTTCGATTCATCGACTGGTATCCGCGAAGTAACGACAATAAATACTATCTTCACTGCTACGAACCAGTTCAATGCTGACTTGAAGAACAGCTTCACGACCGGTAGCCAGATGCTGCCGTCTTCGGTTGTGACTGCCGAAAATGGTGAAGTGCTTCCAGTTACGCCACTGGCCGTAGCTGGTCCGGTCTCTGGGTTGGGTGCATCACCGGCTGGTGTTTTTGAGATCGTCAGTGGTCCAAAGCCAGCAACCATGGGTATCAGGATCGTGGTTCCGCCCGGTGGCCAACTGAACGGCGTGTTTCTCAAAGGCTTCCGCTTCCTCGGTGACTGACATGGACCATCAGACTCGTAAGATCATTGCAAAGACTTTGCTGAATGCGGCTTCAGTGTTGTCGGCCACTACGGAGACGCGGCTGAAGGCTACGTTGGCCAAGCTGGACCCGTTGCTTCAGGACTTACTGGTCTGGATTGTGTTCAACGCCATCGGTCTTGAGCGCAAGGTCAGGAAGAACGGCTCAATGTTCGAGGTTTCCATCTCACCAGATGGGGCTTTGGACTACGATTCCGTGCAGTCGTACTCACCAACCGAAGTCGTCGACCTCCTCAAGGAGGACTTGGCCAAGTCGTCAGAAGTCGACGCATACATCCCGTGGCTTGGCACCAAGTTGACTGCGCTGATGAAGTCAGGCGGGCTGTCGAAGAAGGTACAGGACGACCTTATTCGCGGATTTCGGGCCATCGCCATCTGGGCCAAAGAGACTCGTACTGATATCGGCAAGGTTTCGATTGAAGAAGCTTTGGCTAAGGCCGAAGACCACGTTCCAAGAGCAGCGAAGAAGGGCACTGAAGAGTCAGATGCAAATCCGGTTGTGTACCGTTTTCCTGATGGTTTTAAGATAGTTCAGTTAAAGACAGACGAAGCTCTCAAGCACGAGGGCGGTCGAATGAAGCACTGTGTTGGTGACTACTGCGATAGCGTTAAAGCCGGTACGTCTGTAATCTACTCACTTCGTAGCCCAGATGGTGACCCTGAAAAAGACATAACTATGGAGTACAAACCAAAAAATAAGTCATTCAATCAGATGTTCGGACCCCGCAATCGAGACCCTAGTGCCAGTCAGAAAAAGTATCTTATTGAGTTTGTGGAGAATAAGTTTCCACATGACATAAAAGGACTGCTGTTGGCTGGTAAGCCACTTAAAGATATTGATTTGACAGCGGCCATCAGGATGGGCGCGAACCTCTCAGGCGTGAACCTCAGAGGCGTGAACCTCACAGGTGCGGACCTCACAGGTGCGGACCTCAGAGGCGCTGACCTCGCAGGCGCGAACCTCACAAACGCGGACCTAACAAACGCAAACGCCAACAGGGTGAACCTCAACAGGGTGAACCTCGAAGGCGCGAACCTCGAAGGCACGGACCTCACATACGCGGACCTCGGAGGCTCGTACCTCAACAAGGCGAACCTCGAAGGCTCGTACCTCAGCAAGGCGTACCTCGAAGGCGCGAACCTCGAAGACGCGAACATCAGAGGCGCGAACCTTGAAGGCGCGTTTCTCAAAGACGCGTACCTCAACAGGGTGAACCTCGAAGGCGCGAACCTTAAAGGCGCGAACCTTAAAGGCGCTGACCTTAAAGGCGCTGACCTTAAAGGCGCGAACCTAGAAGGCGCGGGCCTCTATGAAGCTAACCTAGAAGGCGCGAACCTAGAAGACGCGAACCTAGAAGACGCTTACCTCGAAGGCATAAAGTACAACGTCAAAACCATTTGGCCCATCGACTTCACGCCTCCGCCTTCAGCTTGACGTCGAGATCGCTTCCGCGATAAGCAGGAGCGATGAAAAGTTCTGGGGCACAGCTAGCAATCATCGGGGCCATGCAGCGCTCACACCCAGCGCTGACGCAGCTATGGCTCCGGTGGACTGGCATCCCTGACCTTGAAGCCGCCGAGTTCGGTCTATCCAGACCGGAAGAAGGTGGCCACCCGGATACCCAAGTCACCCTGCCGCCGAAGGCAGGCATTCAGGTCGGGTGGAATCAGTTCTGTGACGCCATGGGTCTGGCAGAGGACGCCCAAGAGCGCCGGTCCATGCCTATCAGGCTCACGGCACACCATTCGGCCCACAGTACGTTCTGGGCTTCGATGTACAGAAGAGAGATGCAGGACGTTGATGGCCCGCTGGAATGGTGGTGGCGGCTTCTCGTTCTCAGGAACAGGGGTATCAAACGTGCCAGCAAGAAGCTGGCAACTGCTGTCTTTGGTGAAGACGCTATCTTCAATGACTGCATTTTATCGCTTGAAAACAGTTCACTCCTGAAAGAAGGACGTCGGGCAGAAGAGATACTGGCCAACGGCTACAGGCGTCCAACCAGACTACTCATAACGCGCAGCGTCAGCCTGAAGTCTCAACGTGAGGGCTTGGCGTTTTCGCTAGACGATGATAAGCTCCGTGCCCTATTCACTACGCAGCTAATCGGTCTAGCGACAACAAAAATGTCCTGACGGAGTTTCGATGACAATATCAGCGTTTGCGGTCATGAATCCAATAGCGACCATGGCCATGATCGATATTGCCCGATGGCGTCCCGTTGTCTATGCAAACACGCCAAGGACATTGGCCAAGTATAAGCAGTTTCTTCTTAATAAGAAGCCAGACAACCGTAAGAACGTGCTGTTCTTGTTCGGTGCCTCATACCTGAATGACGTGCTACAGAACAAAGACAAGTTCAATAGCATCCTTGTTTTCGATGACATGCAGAACCTTGATAACCTGCGGAACTACCTACAGTCGGTTCAGATTGTAGACGTAGAGAATCAAGGATACCCGAGGTATCTGTCTCCGTCTGAGGTGATGGAGGTGGTGAACAAGCCAACCAACTTCCCCTCCGGTAACGTGCTGTTGTCCCATATTACCAAGGCTCTGGGGCCACGGAAGCCCTCGGTCTTGGAAACCACCAGTCGGTTGCCTGTGCCAGAGGCCATCCCCGAGTCTGGTGCCCAGCGAATGCTGGCAGACCTGAAAAGAATGCTTGGAAGTGAAGAGCCTTCCTTTACAGCCATGCTAGACGTTTACGTAAAGTACCTTTTCCGTATCATCAGTCGAGCACAGGTTACCAAAGACATTACAAAAAAGCTACCTGCCCACACCAAGGAGATGTGGAAGCAGGCATTGGACTTCGCCGATTCTCCGACGGGAGAGGCGATGGCAAGTGCGTACCGCGACTTGTGCAGGACGTCTGACCCGGACCTCAAAGCCAGCCACACACTGGCCAAGTTCGGAATCAAGGCTTATGGTGGAGATTTCCTCTACTTTATATCGGTTCTTCCTCCTCATCAGACATGCACGTTCTTGGTTGAGGTTTCTGGTGAGGACAGCAAAGAACCGCAGCCTTTAGTGAAGATTATTGAAGTACCGGTATCGGAAGCTACGGATAAGAAGGTTAAGGCCAAGTCGGCCCGCTCCAAGAAGTAGCCTCAAAGAATCGCCCTAGCCCACTCTTTATAACCCACGCATTTATCCGTGCGGTTAGAGGACACTTTTATGCTCGATATTTCTGGCAACGCACAGCCGTCACGTGTTTCTTTTGACGCACAGTTGGTCGGTGCCCTCAACAAGCTGGACTTCACAGGAGCGCAGCAGGCGCTGATTGCCATCATCAAGCAGACAGTAGGAGTCAAGAACTCGTGGTCTTCACCTCAGTACGCAACGAGCAGGGCCGTTCAGCAGAGCATTACGCTCGACCACTCTCGCGATAACCTGCTGACATTTTTCGCTCTGGACACGCTGCGCGACCGCTACTTCCTTCGTGACGCTGAAGGTGTCATCTGTGAGACGCCACAGGACTTCTTCGCTCGCGTTGCAACTGGTGTTGCTTGTGCCGAGAAGACCTCCTTGGAAGTCTCTAAGCTGCCGCACGAGGATTTTGACGACATAGCCATCTACGCCCAGAAGCTGTACGACGTTCTCTCCCAGCTTCATGCGCTGTTCGCTACGCCGATCCTGACGAACGCCGGAACGAACCGCGGGCACTTGATCTCGTGCTTCCTCAACGAGAGCGACGACAGCATCAGAGACATCTTCGGTACCTACGAAGAGAACGCCGTGTTGGCCCAAGGCGGAGGCGGCATCGGTACCTACTGGGGCAAGCTTCGGGGCCAAGGCTCCAAGCTCTCCCGCGGTGGCAAGTCCTCCGGTCCCTTGCCGTTCCTGAAGGTCTTCGACTCTGCTACGCTTGCCGTGCACCAAGCCGGTGCTCGCCGCGGCGCGGCTGCTGCGTACATCGATGTTTCGCACCCGGACATTGAAGACTTCGTGGATATGCGCCGCCCAGAGGGCGCTGAGGAACGCCGCTGCCAGAACGTACACCACGGCATCTGCTTGTCCGACGCCTTCATGGCAGCAGTCAAGGACCGCAAGCCTTGGGACCTGATCGATCCACACCACAAGAACGTGGTTCGTACTGTTGACGCCTATGGCCTGTGGAAGCGCATCGTCATGACCAGAGTCATGACCGGTGAGCCGTACATGCTGTTCATCGACACGGTAAATAAGACCCAGCCGCAGGCTTACAAAGACAAGAACCTTGAAGTAAAAACTTCAAACTTGTGCATCGAAATTACGCTGCCCACGTCGCCCGGTAGGGCGGAGAACGGTGGCCGCACGGCTATCTGCTGCCTCGGCTCCATCAACTTCGCCAAGTACGACGAGTGGAAGAGCTACGGGCCGGAGCTTCACTACCTGATGGTCCGTGGCCTCGACAACGTGCTGGAGCACTTCATCCACCACGCCGGTGCTGGCTACGAGAAGGCCGTCATCGCTGCCAAGAACGGCAGAGACATTGGCCTTGGAGCCATGGGCTGGTTCGACTATCTCCAACAACGGACGATTCCATTCGAGAGCATAGAAGCTCGCGCCCACAACAAGATGCGCTTCAAGGAGTTCGGCCAGTGGTCCGACGACGCTTCTCTGCGTCTGGCCAAAGAGCGCGGTGCTGCACCAGACGGTGGTCCGTTCCGTAACGTGAACCGTCAGGCCATCGCACCGACGGCGACCATCGGCATCATTGCTGGTGCCTCACCAAGCATCGAGCCGCCTGCGGGTAACGTGTTCCGGCAGGAAACCCTGTCCGGTAAGTACATCGTCCGCAATCCGTCTCTTGAGAAGCTTCTTGCCGACAAGTACAGCAGCCACAACACCGAAGCCACGTGGCAGTCAATCACGGAGTCCTCTGGTTCTGTTCAGCACCTTGACTGGATGGACGACGACGACCGCAAGGCGTTCAAGACAGCGTATGAACTCAACCAGCGCGAGCTTGTGCAGCAGGCTGCTGACCGTCAGCCATACATCTCGCAGTCACAGTCGTTGAACTTGTTCTTCGCACCGGGTTCATCAGGTAACCTGAGTGCTTCGTATCTGCATGACGTTCACTTCATGGCTTGGGAACTCGGTGTGAAGTCCCTGTACTACTGTCGCTCTGAGTCCGTGCTGAAGGCTGCGAACACTTCGGCTCACGCCAAGGTTCAGCAGATCATGGACACTATTTCCGGTCAAGAATGCACCGTTTGCCAGTAACTGGAGGCTACCATGCCACTTCTCGTTCCTCGTTCTGTGTACCGTCCCTTTGAGTACGACTGGGCCTACGAAGGCTACCTGAAGCAGAACCAAGCCCACTGGCTTGCCACTGAAGTCCCCATGTCTGACGACGTGTCAGACTACCGGACCAAGCTGACCGAAGAAGAACGCCACCTGATCAATCAGGTGCTTCGCTTCTTCGTTCAGGGCGACATCGAGGTCCAGAACAACTACCAAGTGCGCCTGATGCCGATGTTCCCGGTGCCCGAAGTAGCCATGATGCTGGCCAGCTTCGCCAATACCGAAGCAATCCACGTTCACGCCTACTCGCACCTGATCGACACGCTTGGGCTGCCGCAGTCCGAGTATGGTGCCTTCCTCGGTTATGAAGCCATGCGCCGCAAGTACGAGTACTTGCATGGGTTCAACAATCACACGCCGCATGACGTTGCCAAGACTCTGGCCGTGTTCGGTGGCTTCATGGAAGGAACCGCGCTGTTCGCCAGCTTCGCGATCCTCATGAACTTCCCGAGGCAGGGTAAGCTCAAGGGGCTTGGCCAGATTATCAACTGGAGTATTCGCGACGAGACGATGCACTCGCAGTACATCTCACGACTGTTCCGCCAGTTTCTGGCAGAGCACCCGGACGTCAACACACCACGCTTGAAGGCAGAGATACGGGCTGCCTGTGTGCAAATCGTGGAGATGGAAGACGCCTTCATCGATACGTGCTTCGAGCTTGGTGCTGTTCGTGGTCTACAGCCCGAAGATGTGAAGCAGTACATCCGGTGGACAGCAGACAACCGATTGGCCGACCTCGGCCTTGAGCCGGAGTACCGCTTGACGAGTAACCCGCTGCCGTGGTTGTCTGCTATGCTTTCTGCTAAGGAACATGTAAACTTTTTTGAGGGCAGGGCAACAGACTACGCAAAAGCGAACGTTGACGACACGTGGCCTGAGTAACACACTCAATACCGCGGCTTCAATAGCACACTACCAGACCACAGAGGTTCTACCATGGAAAACAATCGTAACTGGATCGAATCAACACCGAAGGGTATCTTTGAAGCCCTGACCAACGGCTTGTGGCCAACGGAAGAGGCTTTGGAGAAGGCCGAACAGGAGCGGATGGACCGTCTGGTTCAGCCCGTAGACGTGCAGTGAACAGAGAAGAAGTATTAGAAGAGCTAGCAGAGCGCTTCATTAAGCTAGGTGCCTCACCGAATGTGAG